TCCGCGCCCTACCATCAGCGCATGGCTCGTCGCTCCCTGAACCTGCGCGCGTTGACCACTCTGACCGCGGAGGCGGGCTGTCTGCCCTGCCAGCAACGGCAGGCGGCGGCCGCCCCGACGACGTTCGTCGATGACCTCCCGCTCGACACCGCACCGGTGTCAACGTGGTCCGGGGTGATCGGGATGGAGGGCGAGCTGACCGGGGACGGGAGGCTCATCGAGCTGAACGCCCTGCACTGGGACGACCTCCCACTGCCATTGCGCTACGTCTCCTCGGACGTGGGCTCGCACGACGGCGCCCAGGTCGTCGGCCGGATCAACTCGGTCACTCGAGGTCAGGGCGGCGCCATCGAAGCCGAGGGCGACTTCGACATGAGCAGCGACGTCGGCCGGGAGGCCGCCCGGCAGGTCGGTGAGGGGCTGACCACCGGGGTCTCGATGGACCTGGACGACGTCAGCTTCGAGATCAGGGTCGCGGCGGACTACTTCGACGAGGGCGATCCGCTCCTGGCCATGCTGCTGGGTGAGGACGAGGAAACGGAGATGCCGACCGATGACGAGGGTCGGATCGTCGTCGCCGAGATGAAGCCTGACGACGAGATCAGCGTGACCACCTCGGGCCGCCTCCGGGCCGCGACGATCGTTGCCATTCCTGCTTTTGCCAGTGCCAAGATCGAGTTGACCGGTGACCCGGTCCCGGCTGAGCTGGCCACAGCCGGGGCCGAGTTCGCCGACGAGCCTGTCTCGGACAAGCCGTGGAGCGACTTCACCCAGGCCGACTACAACGAGGACCAGTGGTTCCGCGCGACCGCGCTCCACAAGAACGGGGATTCCCGGACGAAGTCGGACAACGGGCTGCCGATCCGGGAGCCGGACGGCACGCTCAACCGCAACGGTGTGCACAACGCGGCCAGCCGATTCAATCAGGTCGACGCCCCGGCAGAGGCCAAGGCCGCGGCCGCTGCGACCCTTCGCGGTGCGTACGACACCCTGGGCGAGGAGCCGCCCGAGTCGATCGCCAACGCGGCGGCCGAGACCCTGACCGCCGGGGCCATCCCGCTGTCCCCACCGGCGGCCTGGTTCAACGACCCGCACTTCACGGCCCACCACCCGCTGAAGATCACCGACGACGGCCGGGTGTTCGGTCATCTTGCGGAGTGGGGCGTCTGCCACATCAGCCACACCGCGCCGGGTCAGTGCACGACCGCGCCGAACAGTGCGAGCGACTACGCCTATTTCCACACCGGCTCGATCGTGACCAAGGAGGGTGCCGAGATCGCCATCGGGCACATCACTCGCGACACGAACCACGCCGGGGAGACGCTGACCCCGGCCCGGGCGGCGGCACACTACGAGAACGCCGGCACCGTCGTGGCCGACGTGGTGGCCGGTGAGGACGCCTACGGAATCTGGGTGGCGGGTGCCCTGCGCCCCTCGATTACCCCGGAGCAGATCAGGGCGATGCGGGCGGCCCCGCTGTCCGGCGACTGGCGGCGGATCGGCTACGCCCTGGAGCTGGTCGCCGCGCTGTCGGTCAACGTTCCGGGCTTCGGTATCCCGCGGCCCAGGGGTCTGGTCGCCGGTGGCGTGGTCACCTCCCTCGTTGCGGCCGGGATGCTGCCGCCCCGGAAGGTCCGGCGGCCGGGCACCGAGGGCGCGCTGTCGCTGGATGACCTGCGCTACCTCAAGCGGCTGGCCGATCGGGAACGCCGCGAGGAGCAGACCCTGCTTGCGTCCGGTCGTCTTGACTCGGCCACCGACCTGGCACGTCGGGTCCGCGCGTCCACTCTCGCCATGCGGGCACACCGTCCCATGACGACAAGCCAAGGAGGGCAGTAGCTTTGGGCTGCAACTGTGGGAAGGGCCGTCGGCAACAGGCGGCGGTCGAGGCCGGTCAACGCAATGCTGCGAGTGGCAGTAGCGGCACGGTGAAGTCGTTGCCTCAGCGACCGACCCGGCCGACGCCCGTCTCGGGGAACACGATGGGGCCGACGCGGGGACAGGTCCAGTCGTTCACCCTGACCCTGTTCGGCGGTCGGACCCAGTCGTTCGGCTCCGAGTTGGAGGCACGGGCCGCGCTGGCGCGGGCCGGAGGGCGTGGTTCGATCGTCTGATCGGCGGTAGCATCAGCCCATAACAGCGCCGGTATGTGCAGAAGGGTCTCGGCGGCCACCTTCTGCGTACCCCGGAGGCCCTGATGCCCCGCACCCGCCGTTCCCTCGTCAGTCGGCTCACCGAGTACGCCGCCGATGACGCCGAAGTCGCCCTGGTCATCCCCGAGGACCTGACCACCCTGTCCGATGACGAGCTGACCACCCTGCACGAGCAGGCCGTCTCCAGTTTCGACTCCGTCTACAACGGCGGGCAGGACCTGTCCGACGACGACATGGCCACCCTGGCCAGCCTGACCGAGGGCATCGAGTCACTGGTCGCGGAGACCGCCCGCCGGGCGACGCTGGCCGCCGAGCGCACGGCCCAGGCCGCCGAGCTGGCCGGTCGGGTCCACCTGGCCACCGGCGACGAGGGCGATGCCCAGACGATCGGGGACAGTGACGGTACGGGTGACGGCGACGACGACGACGATGCGGGCACCTCGGCCGATCCGCCCCCGGCCGATCCGTCGACCGCCGATCAGACGACCGATCCGGCGGTGACCGCCGCGGGCAACCCACGCCGGGAGATCAGGGTCAACCTCGGAGCCATCCGTCGGCAGACCCCGCAGCACCGCCCGGCCCACGAGGCCCAGACCATGCGCGATGTGGTGCTGGCCTCCGGTGAGGGCACCGGGTTCGCACCGGGTCAGGGCATCGACTGGACCGACATGGCGCGGATCATGGAGCGTCGGCTGTCCGGGTTCTCGTTGAGCCAGTACCAGGCCGCCCGGTCGGCCGGTCGGCACATGCGCCAGCAGTTCGGTATCGCCACCGTGCGCAAGCCGATGCCGCCGGAGCTGACGATCCAGTCCAACGACCCGAGTCATGTGGACGAGGTCTTCACCCGAGCCCGCAGTGAGGCCCGGCTCCCCGGCCAGAGCTTGGTCGCCGCCGGTGGCTGGTGTGCTCCCTCGGAAGTCCTCTACGACCTGTGCGAGCTGGAATCCCGGGACGGGCTGCTGTCCGTACCCGAGGTCGGCATCGCTCGGGGCGGCATCCAGTGGACCACCGGCCCGAAGTTCTCCGACATCTACAACGCCACCGGGTTCTGCTACACCGAGCAGGACGCGATCGACGGCGACTGGGACGGCGCGGGCGGCGGGGCCAAGCCCTGCTACAACGTGAGCTGCCCGCCGTTCGAGGAAGCCCGGATGGACCTCTGCGGGTTGTGCATCACCTCGGGCCTGCTCCAGCAGCGCGGTTACCCCGAGCTGCTCGCCCGGACGCTGCGCGGTGCGCTCATCGCGCACGACCACAAGATGTCGAACAAGATGATCACGGCGATGGTCGCCGGTTCGACGGCGATCACCGGCACCCCGGATCAGTTCGGCGCTGCCGCCCCGCTGCTCGACATCATCGAGCTGCAGGCCGAGCACATCCGCTACACCGCTCGGATGGCGCGCAGCTCCACCCTCGAAGCCGTCTTCCCGTACTGGGTCACCGGGGTCATCCGGTCCGACCTGGCCCGTCGCCAGGGCGTCCTCGCGCTCGACGTGACCGATGCGCAGATCACCTCGTGGTTCCGCAGCCGGGGGATCAACCCGCAGTTCGTCTACGACTGGCAGCCGTTGGACACCACGGCGGCGACCGCGTTCATCAAGTGGCCAACCACCGTGACGTTCCTGCTGTACCCGGCCGGGACCTGGGTCCGTGGCACTGCCGACGTCATCACGCTGGACACCATCTACGACTCCGTGCAGCTCGGCCAGAACGAGTTCACCGCCCTGTTCACGGAGGAGGGTTGGCTGGCGGCCAAGCTCTGCCACGACAGCCGGGCGATCACGATCGAGCTGTGCGCCAGTGGCATGACCGGCGGCGGAGTCGCCATCGGTTGTGACGGTGCTGCGGCCCCGACCACCCCGTAGACGTCCCGGGACGACCCCACCACCGACCCTGACCGAGGAGATTAGCCATGCCGACGATCGCCCCGGCCGGGTTGGTGGCGGGTGCCGCCCGCATCCCCCTGCCCTTCGGATTGTTCAGTGCGTTCCCCCTACGCTCCCCGGAGGCGGACCGGTGGGAGTCCGGGGTCGCCTGGGAGACGATCACCTGCGGCCCGGCCGGTGGCATCGGCACGCCGGACTGCGATGACCAGACCCCGACCATCGGCCTGCCCAAGGAGCTGGATCGAAACAGTGGCGACGGCGGCGAGGCGAGCCCGTTCATCGTCTATGGGCACTGGACCTGCTCCCCGGTCGGATTCACCCCTGAGCGGGCGCAGGACCTGGCCACGACACACCTGGTCACCACCGAGCAGACCGCAGTCGAGACGGCGCTGTGGACCGGGAATCTTGGTAACGTGCCGAACCTGGCCGGGGCCAATGGCTACCCGGAGCCGACCATTCTGGCCGGTGGGACCGGCATGTCGATCGTGGACGCACTGGCCATGCTCGAAGATTTCGTGGCCGGGGAGTACGGCAGTCAGGGCGTCATCCACATGACCCGGGGCCTGGCCCTGACCGCAGCGGCGGCTCATCTGGTGGAGGCGGTCGGTAACGGCACCCGTCTACAGACCGCCCTGGGCACCCCGGTCGTGGCGGGTGGCGGTTACCCCGGTACCGGCCCGACCGGGGCCGCCCCGGGTGCGGGTGAGTCGTGGGTCTACGTCAGCCCGCCGTTGTTCGGCTACCGGTCGGAGATCATCACCTCCTCGGCTCGCCCCGGTGATCTGTTCGACCGAGGCAACAACGAGCTGACCGCGATCGCGGAGCGGCGCTACCTACTCGGCTTCGACCCGTGTGGGGTCGGGGCGGTACTGGTCGACACGGCGATCTGAGCATGACCGTCCCGACTCCTCCCGTGTGCGCCTGGCCGGTGGTCTACACCGGCGATCCGGCGTGCCCGGAGGCGCTGGGCTGGACCCCGGAACAGCAGGCGCTCTACGAGCAGATCGCCGCCGACTACCTGCGGGCCTGGACCGGCTACGGGACCTGTCCGGTGCTCCTGCGGCCGTGTCGGTCCGACTGTGACAGCTCCTCCTCGTTCTGGGGCTACGGCCCCTTCACCCGGGGTACGGCGGCTCGGAAATCCAGTAAGGGGTTCGGCTGGGGTCCGGCACTTATCAACGGCCAGTGGTACAACCTGGGCTGCGGGACCTGCGGAGATGACTGCTCCTGTGCCGGGAGCGGCGCGGCCGCGCTGCGGCTGCCCGGCCCGGTCGCCGCCATCACCGCCGTCCTGGTAGGCGGCGAGCCCCTCCTCTCGTCCGCCTACCGGGTCGACAATCACGCGTTGCTCGTGCGTACCGACGGCGGGGCGTGGCCGGTCTGCCAGGACATGAGCGAGCCTGCCGACGGCCCGAACGCCTTCTCGATCGACTACCTGCACGGGGTCGAGGTGCCGACCGGGGGTCAGCTTGCGGCCGGGGCACTGGCCTGCGAGCTGGCCAAGGCCGCGACGGGTGACACCTCGTGCCAGCTTCCCCGGCGCATCCAGACGATCGCCCGGCAGGGCCTCACCACCACGTTCCTGGATTCGATGAACGACCTGGACAAGGGTCGGACCGGAATCTGGCTCGTGGACTCGTGGGTCGCCTCGGTTACCAACTCCCCACAGTCCGGGCGGGTCTACTCGGTCGACATCCCGCGCCCGCGCATACCGACGTGGGCCGCGCCATGACCAAGATGAACGGTGGGCCCGCCGTCCTGGCCGTCCAGCTCTCCCCACTCGGGACGACACTGCAGACCGCCCTGTCCGAGTTGCTGCGATGCGCGGCGGCCTCCCTCGATCCACCGGCGGACCGCGAGTTGATTGTCACCGGTGAGTTCGCCAACTGGGACGAGTGCTGTGCCGGGCAGGTCTGGTCCCGGCTGGCGTCGGTCGAGACGCTGACCACGCCCAAGCTCGGGCACTCCCCACAGCTTCCGTGTCGTCGGTCGTGGGTGGTCAACGCGATGGTCGGGGTACTGCGCTGTGCGACGTCGGTCGACAACTCCGGGCGTCTCCCCTCGCCCGCGGCGGTGACTGCCGACTCGATGCAGGTGGTTGCGGATCAGGCGGCACTGCTCAACGCGGTGCACTGTTGTGTGCCCGACCTACCTGGTGTGCTGGCCATCGAATTGGATCGTTGGCAGTCGCTGGGACCGGACGGCGGGTGTCTCGGTGGTGAGTGGTCGCTGACATTGACGGTCCAGACGGATGACTGTCCACCGCCCTGACAAGCCGGGTCCGGCATCCCGCCGGTCCGTTCAATCCAACCCATGAAGGGAAGAACCGATGCCCGTATTCGGACCCGGCACGTTGACGATCGGCGAGATTGGAACCGCCATCGACGCCTCGTGTCTCGTCAACAACGCCATCCTGTCCGCTACACCCACCACGAGTGACCCGACCACCAAGTTGTGCGGGACTCAGAAGCCGGGTTCGACCACCTACGCGGCGACGCTGTCCGGGAACATGGACATCGATTCGGACGACCCGGACGGGCTGTTCTGCCTGTCCTGGGCCAACCCCGGCGCCGAGCTTCCGTTCATCTTCATCCCGAACAGTGAAGACGGCACGAGTGCCTCCGGCACGCTCACCCTGCAGCCGCTGGACTTCGGTTCCTCGGGGGCGTTCGGCGACGACATGACCGCGGACTTCGAGTTCCAGGTCCTGTGGAAGCCGACGGTCGACTGCAACGCCGCGCCGATCATGGCCACCGGCGCGACCGCCGGCACGCCCGGTACCTGGACCCCGTCCGGCTCGGGCCCACCGGCCGACGCCGCCGCAGCGACCGCGGCCGGTGTCGTGGCCAGCCCGGCCAGCGCATGGACCATCGGGCAGTACGTGCAGGGCGGCACGGCCGGTGTCGGCGGCGAGATGCACTGGGACGGCGCGGCCTGGGCCACGGGTCGAGCGACCTGATCTGATGGCGGGCTCTGGTGGATCGGTCACGGTCAGGGGCGCAGATGAGCTGGCGGCTTCGCTGCGCCGGGCCGGGGCGAACATCGGCCGGATGACCGCCGCCAGTCACAAGGCTGCGACGGTGGTGGTCAACCGGGCACGAATGCTGTGCCCGGTTGACACCGGCAGGCTGCGCGGGAGCATCCGTTCGGTACACCGGCTCAACGCCTTCGAGGTCGTGGCCAGTGAGTCCTTGCCCTACGGTGCTGTGCAGGAGTTCGGCTGGCCCGCGCACAACATCCGTCCCCGGTATTACATGACGGGTGCGGCGCGGGACACTGAGCCCGAGGTGATTCTCATCTACTCGGAGGAGACGGCCAAGGTGATCAGTCAGGTGCGTGGCGCATGAAAAAGCTCGACGTCCACATCGAGATGGAGAACGGGGACGTCTTCG